ACCACCAGGATGTCGCCAGACGGGGTTATCGTGATAATCGCGACGCGCTGGCACCCTGACGATTTGATTGGTCGCCTGCTCAAAGAGACAGCGGCAGGAGGTGAATACTGGGAGCGAATACGGTTCCCGGCGATTGCCGAAGATGACGACGAACTCGGGCGTCAAGCAGGCGAAGCGTTGTGGGGGGAGCGTTATCCGTTGCAATGGCTTGTGCGTCGTCGCGCGGCCTACATGGCGTCAGGTTATCCGTGGCAGTGGGAATCGCTGTACCAACAGAATCCGCCGCAACTGCTCGATGCAGAGTGGGAGGCAAATTATTTCGCAGAATCGGTAATGTTCGACGAGTGGCCGACGGCGGACCGCATACAATGGCGACTGGTAACTCTGGACCCATCGCTTGGCAGAACCGACAAGTCGGACTATTCTGCGTTCATTATGATGATGCTCGACGTAGATGGAACGATGTGGATTGACGCCGACTTGGAACGCCGGGACGTTTCCCGAATGGTCGATGACGCCATAAACATCTGCCGAGCATTTCGAGCGAACGCATTTTGCTGCGAGGAGGTTGGGTTTCAAGCGGCGTTGGAACCGTTATTTATCGACCGATCAAGTTCAAGTGGTTTCATGATCCCATACCACGGGATAGGGAACCCAACAAACAAACTAATGCGCATACGGTCTACGCTTACGCCGTTCCTGCGCCACAACAAGTTTAGATTCAAGAGTCATTCGCCTGGGACTTCGCTGCTCCTCGAACAACTGAAGGGCTTCCCGTCGCATCGCCACGATGACGGACCGGATGCGCTCGAAATGGCCGTCCGCTTTGCCCAGAAGGTTCACCAGTATGGGCCAGAGCTTGAGGTTAGCGGCACGGAAAGGGTGTTTGCGTAATGCCTACTCGCCAGCAACTTGAACGTGGTTTTGCAAAGCGTCTAGGCACGTTATCAGCCAAGCACAAAAAACAGTTGACGAAACTGCTGGGCGATCCTCCCGACATCGCCAATGTGCCAGAAGAATTCTGGGCGCGAGTTGAACGCGAAACCGAACAGGAAACGGCAGTTGCCTTGTTGATAATAATGCTTTCGGCCGGGACATCCTTTGCCGCATCGCGCAAAAAGAAAATAACACCGACGGAACGCTTGGCAGGCCAGTTGACGCTGCGGCAGCGACTTGAACAAGCAGCAGAGGAACGCGCTCGAAAAGTGTCTGCGGGAGTGATTAACAACGCGAAAAGAAGGTTGACGGTGGCATCGGCATCGTGGGCAGACCGGACCAGTCGAGGACTAGATTTGGTGGATGTGGACCAACGCACGACCTCAGTATTTGGACCGAAGCGTGCGGCGACAATTGCACGGACAGAAACCACCGGTGCTAAATTCGACGGCGAGGAAACGGTTGCGCGTGAAATCATTGGTGACGAAATGGTTGCAGTCTGGGTACTCGGGCCTTGCCGCCATTGTGAATTCTGCCCGCTAATTGCAGGCACAGGACGCGAGTTCTGGTCGCGATTTGTATCCAAGCCGCCAGCACACGTACACTGTTGCTGCCGTGTTTTATTCGGTCCTCCCGGTACTCGCACGATGCCGCCGCCGCCTGTGAACGCCGTTCGTAATGCCATGAAGTTATCTGGCGTGTTTGGATTTTAAGGAGCAACGAAATGAAAAAACAAATGTCCTTCATCGAGGAACGCGATGAGTTGATCGCGGAGCTTGAAATTGAAAAAGCGAAAACCGATGTCCACGTGTTGCGTAGTATGCGCGAGTCATGGGAGACGTTTGACTGGGGGTGGGAGGACACAAGCCCGCCAGACCTCGGCGGATCGGTTCGCCCCCACTATGGCGCCCGACGGTTGGTACGCACTTCGTCAAACATTTACGACCGGACAGACGGGCGCTTTGTGCCGTTTTATGAAACAGAATCAGACCTTGCGCGCATGAGGATTCAGTCGAGAAATCTATCGACGTTTACCAGCGTCGCAATCGGTGCGCAACAAGCGCTTGCAAACTATGTGATTGGCGGGGAATGGCAGTACACAATGGAAGCCCGCACGGATGCGACCCCGCCATCTGTCATAGAAGAAACGCAAAGGTTCATAGATGACTTTCTAGACTACAACGATTTTATCTGTGACCTGGACCGCGAGATACATGATTCCGTGCGCGAGGATGGCGAGGCGTTGGTGGCGCTATACCCAACGGCAAACGGAATGTGCCGCATCGTGCGACTTGAACCTGAACAACTGGTCGAGCCAGCAAACGCGCGGGCGTTGGAAGAATGGATTGGTGGTATTGATTCGGAAACGTCTTGGACGTTCGGCGTTCATACCCAGTACGATGAACGCGCCCACGTTGAAGATGTGCGCCACCCGCTAGGTTATCACGTTTTGCACGACGCAACCGGCCAGCGGTTTGACTATCTTCCGGCATGGCCGTCGCCTAGTTTCGATGACGGAGATGGACGTTGTGCCACTCATTTCAAACGCAACGTGACAGGCAACGCGAAGCGCGGAATATCGGACTTCTGGCCGCTAATTCAAGACCTGGAACGCGAGTGGAAGGTGACGCGAAATACCGCCGAGGGCGCGGCAGTTCAAGCCGCCATCGCCTACATCATCGAAAACGCTTCTGGTGTAAACCAATCGAATGTCGAAAGCAGTTTGTCGTCTAACGCTATCGGATCGTATTTGCAATCACGAAGCAGCGGCAGCACCAAGACCGTTCAAGTCGAACGCTTCGACCCAGGGACGGTTGTGCGAACTGGTCGTGACCAACGACATCATGCAGGACCGCTAGGTTCTCTGCGGTCACCCATCTTTATTGAGGTCGCGCAATTCTTAATGAGGCGCATCGGTATTCGTTGGTCGATGCCCGAATACATGATTAGCGGCGACGCGAGCAACGCCAACTTTGCTTCAGCGTTGGTATCGGAAGCGCCGTTTGTAAAAGCTCGCCAAAACGACCAGCGATTCTTTGTCCGTTGTTTCAGGAAGCTGATGTGGAAAGCGTTGAAAATAGCGATTGACAATGGCCGGTTCTCAACGGTGTCAAATTATGGGGAGTTGCGGCGATTGGTTGACCTGAACATCGAGCCAGCCGAGGTTGCTAGTCGTGACCCACAAAAACTTGCGCAAACCAATTCCATCCTATTTGACAAAGGCATTCTCGACGGCGAGACATGGGCATCGCAGGCAGGACTTGACCCCGAGAAGGTTGTGCCACCGCGCGGAATGGCGCCGACGTTTGCAGAACCCGACAACGAAATGGCAGAAATGTCTGCGCTACAAGCGGCAATGGAACACGTTGAAACCCTCGCTGAAGCCAGGAATCTTGTGAGGGACATTTGCCCTTGATCGTGACGAACGACGAACGGAAGCGTTACCGCACGCAAGCACCCCCACTATGCCCAGCACACGGCGTCAGGATGCTTGTCACGCACACGAAAACCCGAGTGCGGCATTACAAGTGCCCTGTTGAGAAGTGTCGGCAGAGGTCAAAGCAGGCCCGCCGCGATGCCATTATTTAGCATTTTGACCTTTTCTGTATGCGGGGGATGTCGTCACGATGTCCCGTATGCCTGCAACCGCCTCACCATCTCGTTTGACCGATACGGTATTCCTTGAATCATCGTGCAAAGTAGACCGTGACGGGGGCTTGATTGAAGGCGTGCGTGTACTGGGGCGACATTCCAAGAATGGCCGGAAGTATACCGACCAAGCTATGCACGACGCCGCAGCTTTGTATGAAGGACTTCGCTGCAATTACGACCATCCACCGCAACATAACGCACGGCAGGAACGCTTGTTTGGCGAGTTTGCGGGAATCCTTGAGGGGTGCCGATTCGACAAGCGGTTGGGCGAAGTGCGAGGCAACTTGCGCGTCGCAACTCAGCACCGCGATAGCGGCTTGCTCATGGAAGCGGCGGAAAAGTTTCCTCGCACATTTGGTTTGTCACACAACGCAGACGGCGAAGTGCGGCACAGCGACGGCAAACAGATCGTTGAATCATTGAGTCATGTTGAATCGGTTGACATCGTAACGCGACCGGCGACGAATCAAGGTCTTTTCGAATCCGAAGGAAACGCGATGAATACAGTTGCTCGCGACATAGTTGAACAAAACACCGAAACAGATAAAGGCAAGCAGTTGTTGCTAGAAGTCAACGGGGAATACATGGCCCCAGAAAATGCCGGAAACGAAACATCGCCAGAGGAAATAATCAAGTCGGGCGTCCTGTCGGCAATCAAAGCAAAGCTGTCCGATGCCGACGAAGCAAGCCTCAAAAAGGTTTTGAAGATTCTAGGAATCAACAACGAAGTGACTGCCGCCATGAACGGCGCACTCAACGGAAATAATCCAGAAGAGGAAACAGCCGACGAGGGCGCAGCAGAACCGGCAACACCAGAGGAAGAAGTGGAGGAGCCAGCGGTTGCGGAATCCCGACAGACAAATATGCTCGCCGCGAAACTTGCAATCTTGGAAGCCAAGACGATGCTGCTAGAAGCAGGCAGGGAAGCAACAGAGGAGCGCGTCGCCGCCGTCGCTTCAGTGAACGAAAGCCGCCGCAATAAGTTGGTGGAGAGTTGGCCGGTCCACGCATCACTACGCAGGACAAAACCAGCTACATCTGGTCGGCGTGAAGCACCAGCGCACAACGAAGTGAACGCAATCAACGATGATTGGCAACGCCGTTTAGATCAAGCACGAAAACTATAAACCGCTACACAAGGATTTCAAACAATGCGAAAAATGAACTTGCCTGATATTGCGACATCGGGTCCGTGGACACACGGTTTCTTCGATGATTTCGACCACATCGTAACCGGAGACAGATGGACGACAATCATAGCGGACAGCGGAACAGCCGCGTCGGTTGGTGATGCCGTTGGCGGTATTCTGGCGCTGTCCACATCGGCGACGGACAACGATGAGGCCTATATCACGACGACCGGGGAAATCTTTTTGGTCGCCGACAAGAAACCTATGTGGGTCGAAGCGCGCATTCAGTTCACCGAGGCGAATACAGACGACGCTAACGTGGTGTTTGGTGTTGCACAAGAGGCCGCTGCCAATCTCCTAGTAGACGATGGCGCTGGAGTAGCAACCACACTCGACGGCGCACTCTGGTACAAGGTGGACGGCGGGACAAGATGGCAAGTCGCATCGAGTAACGCCACGACGCAAACAACGACCGACACGGCAGAGACCGCAGGCGGGTCTAGCTATCACACGCTTGGCATCTACATCGAGCCAGTGAATTCAGCAGACGCCGAGGTCACGTTTTGGATCGACACTGCAGGCGGACGAAACCT